CTGCCGTTGGACAGACACTTGGAGGCGTTGTCCATCAGACCGCGCGAAATGTCTTCGGCCATATTCTCAACATAGAACTGGTTGACATTCATCATATTGCGCAGCGCAAAGCGCCCGGCAGCGGTGTCATCAAAATCTTCTTCGGCGTAGATGGTGCGGATGCCGTTATCGCGCAGCCGTTCCTCGTTCGTCATGGCTTGCAGCATATTACGGCCCATGCGGTTTGATTTCCATGCCAGCACAATGTCAAAGATGCCGCGGTCGGCATCTTTCATCATACGCTGAAAACTGGGGCGCCGGTCCGTTTTGCCGCTGATGGCGCGGTCTTCGTACACCTCGATGACGGCCAAGCCGAGACGAGCGGCCAGTTCGCGGCACTTGGCGACCTGCTGCTCGATGGAGCAATCCCGCTGGTTGGCGCTGGAGTATCGGGCATAGATGACGGCACGAGCTTCGGGGACAATATTTGCTTTCTTTCTCATGCCGTCACGCTCCTTTTCTGGTTATAATTATTCGCCGTCAGCCTTGGCAAGCTCCATGCGCAGCCTGTAGATATGCTTGCACGGCAGCTTGCGGACAAAATAATCTCGGCAGGTGCAGGTGGTTTCTGTGACCTCATACGGCTTTTTGCCGGACCCCTTGAAAACACCCGTCCTGGCTTCATAGTCGATAGATTGCGGAGCGCACTTCGGCTCCTTGGCTTTTGCGATGCGCTTGATTTGCTCTGGGTCAGAATCAATATCAGCGGAATTCTTGATATTATCCAGCTGCTCCTTGTTATATCCGCCAGGCGCCCTTTTGATGATCTCGATGATGCCGAGCTCAACGGCCAGGCGGTAGATGTGCTTGCATGGGAGCTTCCGACCTTGAAAGTCATAGCAGTTGCACTCACTCAATGTGGTCGTATAGAACGGCAAGTCCGATGTGCTGGAGAAAGTACCCGTCTTCTTTCTTTTGCTGATTTTGAAGTCGAACGGATAGGTCATGGCCCGCCCCTGCCGGGAGATCTGTGCTTCGTCAGCATGGATAGATTCATCCCAATCTGGCCAAGGCTTGAGGAATTTGCAACGGCCGATAATTTTCTCGTTCTCCGCCATGATGAAAACCTCCTCGATTGATTTTACATTCTTTTGCTATATTCTTGCATTTTCATGCAAAAAGCGTGTTCCTGTGCTATAATGCCATTGTGCCGGCAATATTTTTGGGAATGGAGTGAAGTGGTATGAACCCCGATGAGTTGAAGGAACTCACCATGCTATTGTCCGGCCTGTCCTACGATGACAAAATCGCGTTCAGGGATTTTCTGATTTCGTTGAAAGGTAGCGCAGATAATTCAGCGCCTCTTTCTTCTGATCGGCAGTCAGACCCATAAACAACTTGATAATTTCTGCATTAAGGCTGTCCTCTTCACTGGGGGCAGCCTTTTTTGCTTCTTCGGCTTCTTCATCCCAACCCATGATGTAGGACGGCGTTGTTTCCAGCGCGTCCGCAATGGCTTTGATTTTGGACTGTTTCAAAGAATACAGGTCCAGTTCGATTTTATTGATTGATGACCGTGACTTATATCCGACCTTTTTTGCGAGGTCGTCCTGAGACATATTAAGTTCTTCGCGGCGGATTTTGATTCTCTGTCCAATCGTCATTCTGCTTATCTCCTTGAATCTGATGCCTTTATTATAATACGCAGTAGCTCCAGCGTCAACAATTTTTCAAGTTTTGATAAAAAATTGTTGACAATCAAGCTACATGGTGGTAATATACGAACCAGTAGATGAAACATCTACACGCCAACTACGAAAAGAGGTGACAAAAATGACGAATACCGATTTGCTCAAGGCCAAGATTGAGAGTTCCGGTTACAAGCTGAAGTACATTGCAGCGAAGATTGGCCTGTCGTACCAGGGCTTTTTGAACAAGATCAACAATAAGACCGAGTTCACTGCACCGGAGATCAAGGGACTTTGCGACCTGCTGGAAATCTCTATCGAAGAGAAAGAACCGATTTTTTTTGCCAGTGATGTAGATGAATAATCTACAAGCGGACGCTTTCTAAAGGAGAACCCCACATGAACACCAAAATTCAGCCCGTGCGCCCGGCGGGAATATCGGACGAAGCCGCCGAGCGACTGGCGGCTGCAACGCTGGCGTTCTACCACCGCTTCATGCAGCGCCCGGATGCCC